CTTACTCTTGTTATACTTCAAATGTTCCATATCATACAAACGAAGCATATGAACATCCAAACACAATACTCTTGCCTCATTAGGATGAATCATTTCCAGAGCAAAACTAATTTTAGCGAGGCCAATTCCGCTAATCTTATTGAGAATACTATCACGTTTCTTAATATGACCCTTTTTAGTGGTAAAATAAAAGTCTTTGGGATTGGCCCAAAACTTCTCACTAAAGTCCCAAATATAATTAGTACGATTATTGTGAAGTCCAACTCCACTTTTGTGGAGTTTATTCAGTAGAGTTTCTTTGTTGTCAATCCATTCGTTAAAATTTTTAATAGCGTTATATCCTGAACAATTACCCTTCCAAGTGGTATGTACGCTGCAATACGCAAACAAATAGCGACGAAAAATATCCTCAACATTCTGAGGACGAACGCTCTCCCAGTATTCCTTGTATGATACAACCTTGTCTTTAGGAAAGTTCTCAAAGAAAATATCTGCCTTAGTCTTATCCAAGGTATTATTCTGAACAGGAATAACAGAGTTCTCAACAATCATGGTTTTCTCCAAAGGTTCAATGGCGTAATGCTACGATTCTACACTACTAGTATCGTCTTGTCAAGTGTCGTTTCTTGAATCGGTTTTGTCTCTCATTTGCAATCTAAATAAATTCTCATATATTTCTAATCTATCATGAGCTTTCTTTATTTTTGTCTCATAATCTGGACGGCTTCTGACGTATTCGTTTGTTGTGTTTATTAAATGTTTAAGTCTTGTTTCTAATGAATGTATAATATATGTTTTTTCATTAATATTAATTTGTTTTGTATTTTCTAATTCATATTTTCTTAAATTATCAAATTCAGATCCTGATAAAATTATAGTAATATCTATTTGATAATATATATAAAGATATCTATATAGTTTTGTGCCATTTTTACCATTGATTCCATTAAGAACAGTTAAAAGAGTAAATAGTCTATTATTATCTATTTTAGATTTAAACTTATTGAAAGAATCTTCATCAATAACAATGTCAATGTCTTTTATATCTTCAAAATTGATATTGAACATATCAGAACAACTACCAGTAACTATACATTTATATTCAAATATATTAAATAATGTATCTAAAATTTGTAAAATTATATCTCTTGATAATTTCATTATAGTTTTGTGTAGCCTAATAAGTTTTCTGTTTGCCAGTCTAGATAAGGATTTATTTGTTGTATTAAATGCTCTGGTAAAAATCTATTATTAGATGGAACAATTTTAATTTTATCAATATCATTTACTGATAATAAAAAAGATTTTCCTATATTGTTTAGTATTGTATTATGATTAGCCATTAATTCTTCATAACTTATTACTACTAAATTATGAGCATATATTGGTAATATATTTAGTAAATAATTATTTTTTACATTTCTTAGTTCTAAGATATTTTTATATCTTCTATTAAGAGATAAATGTCTATCTTCCATTATCTCATTATTAATAATTGTTACCGGCTTATGATCCCATACTCTCCAGTATTGAGATATGCTGTACCATTCGTCAAATAAATGATCATATAATGGTAATAAAGAATGAGAAACATGATGTGGCAATGAATTCATTGCCGCTATCCAATGATACGGATTCCTTACAATACAAAAAAATATTGTTTTTTCATCAATAGAAATTTGTTTATGATTAGCAAATCCAAAAAAATGTTTTTGTCCATAGTCATTATTTGGTAATAGACTATAAGTAGACCTAATTACTTGTTCAAAAAACTTTGTTCCAGAATGTCTCTCTCCATACAAAACAAATTTTGATGGTATTTGTAATGTTTTTCTATACAAGAACATTATGTGTCTCTAGTTTCACCATAAAGATACTTAAAAGTAGGAAATCTCAATGAGATACCCCCATCTTGGTTTTTAGTTTCTTCAAAATATTGTACCAATATTTGCTTACCAAGAATTTTCTTAGGATTCTTATAGAACTCTTGACGTTGCTCAATAGTAAATCCGCTACCAACCCTAACAGTATATTCTTTATGATTAATCATAACACAACTAAGCATAGTTTCTTCAGTCTCTTTACCATCCTTAATATATCGAAATGGCCCCATTTCGGCATTAACTACTTGGTATTCATCATCAAAAAACTTTTTAACTTTAAGCAAATCTTTGCTACGCTTTCCCTTGTATGGTTCATCTGCTCGTAGCATAACTCCCTCCCAACCATTATCGGCTGCTTCTTTAACCCATTCCTGAAAATGTTCATCATTATGAATTAACTCTTGCTCAAGAACAGTTAAACATGGACATTCGTTGGGTTGCATAATAGCACAAAGATTAGCATATCGGATAGAATATGGTCTATTCTTAGATCCCTTCTTGCTGTAAAATTCATCAGCAGTTACCATATCAAAAATCTTGAATGATGGATTAGGAATAGTATGATCTTTCTTGCGTAGTTCTTTCATCACCCCCTGAAAATCCTCATTACCATCATTATCAACCAGACAAAGTTCACCGTCAAATACAACATTAGTAACTCCCAATGCCTTGATTCCACCAGCAACAACATCAAGGGTATCAAAAGTCTTTCCGGTTCGTGAAAAGAAAGTGGTATTACCAGCCTCATCAACAATAGCGACACATCTGGCCCCATCAATTTTTCTACTAACATACCAACCGTCCTTCCAATCTACAAGTTTAGGCTCATACTTATCTGCCAAAGCAACACTAAACTCTGGAATATGGTCAGGAATAGCCTTGTTGATAATCTTATCGCCAGCACGGGTTTTCAAGTCCTTATCAATAATACAATGAATGAGTTCTTCAATGTTGTTTTTATTTGACTGACTATCAATAAAAGTATGGACTGCTCCGATAGCGTCGTGACCAGTAATTTTGCGACTCTTTAGATCATCTAGCAGATCAAAGAAATTCTTATAAGACTTTCCCCTCAAAGAGTTTTTCTTCTTGAGATTATCACTTGTGACATTATATTGCCAAAGAGGATGGTAGGTATAGAGTAGAATTTTTTTAGCAAAACTTGCAGCCTCAGAATTATGATTACAATAATCCTCAATAATCCCTTGCTTATCAATAGTGCTACTAGTCGCCCTAAGATCACGAACCATATCCCAAACATAATTAAAATCGTGAGTCATTCCGATTTCTCCTTGTTTCTTTTCATTCTACACCACAAGTAGTATCTTGTCAAGTATCGACACATGCGTAGTTTTTCTTTAACCGTTCTTACTTATGTTTCCAAATAGAAGTATTATTATATTCATATAATGGAAATTTAGTATTTATATGAATACCATAATCAATATTATCTTTAAAATACTTAAATAATACGTAATTAAAAATTGGCATATCTAAAGATATTTTTATATTTTTTGAAGTTTGATAATGATATTGTGTTAATTTTTCTAATAATCTAAGACATATATTATAGTCTCCACCAACTATACCCGCATTTAATAAAACATGATCTTTATTTTGATTTAATATTTCATTAATATCTAATATATTGATATGTTTAATTTTTTTCTGAACATATGGAGACAATAATTTATCACGAAATTCATAACCACAATACAGAGTATTATTTTTTATATGATCATTCTTTAACATAACAACATCAGTGCTATCAACCATAAATAAATTTGAAAATTTATGTTTTTTTAAATAGTCATAATAAACAAACCATCTATATACTGTTGGAACATATTCTGTATTATTATCAACTCTAATCCATGAACAACCATCTATATTTGGAATATTATCAAAACAATCATGAAATATAACAATATTACATTCATTTTTTAAAACACTGTTGATTAAAGGTAATATTGGAGTATAATCTTTTTTCCAAAAACCTGGTTTTTTATCGTCTATTATAACATGTTGTCTATATTCATCAAATCCATTAAATAATAAAGGGTCAGGTGTTGAACAGAAATATGAGGCAAAAACCATGTCAATCATATTATTTAATGCTCTCTATGTATTCCGATAAATTATTCTTTGGATTCCAATTCAAAATGGTTTTTGTTTCATTATTGTCTGCTAGAGTAGTTATTGCCTCTCCAACTAAATCTGGTTTGTATATTATATTATTATATTGAAACATATTTGCTACTTCAGATATGCTATAATTTTGTCCTCTGCCTAGTTCAAATTCAAATCCATATTTACTATTTGTAATAATTTTAACTATCGCTTCTGATACATCGTCCACATGAGTAAAATCACGACGTTTAGATCCATCACCATAAATGATAAAAGGTAAATTGTTTTTATAATTATATTTCCATTTACCAATTAATGTTCCATTATCATCCATCAATTCATTCGGTCCATACACATTATACAATCTAGCAATAGATGCTAATAAACTAAAATTTTGTTGATATAGTCTTATTATGTCTTCTCCAACATCTTTCGTAAAAGTATATGGATTACTAAATTTACCGCTATGATGAGAACTTGTTCCAATATAAACTATTGGAATACAATTTTGAGCAGCATACTTTGTAATATTATATGTCCCAAGAATGTTAGTATGGAAATATTCTTTATCATCAATAAAAGATTGTTTTATCCTGGCTTTTGCTGCACAATGAACTATAGCATCAAATTTACCATATGTATTATAGTCTATATTTGATATGATATCTTCTTTAATATATTCTATGCCTTCTATATGATTATTTTCTGATCCGGTAGAATAATTGTCTATAGATACTACAGAATAGCCTAGAAAATATAATCTTTTTCCAAGATTTGATCCTACGAATCCAGCACCACCTGTTATAAGAATTTTTTTATTCATCATATGTCTACACTACAAGATGATCCTTAAATTCATGACCTTCCATCATTCTATAATAGTGTAATACATAAAATCCTGTAGCAACTAAACATTTCTTGATCTTTCTAACCTTACGGTAAAATTGACCATCTACATTCAGAATACCATCTTCAAAACCACCCACTTGTTTCCATGTGGATTTTCTAAATGAAAAAAAGAATCCAGATAAAAAATTTCCTGTCATTTCTTTTGTAGAATATCTATTGTTATTAAAGATTTTAATTGAGTGTAGTTTATGTTTTAGAATATCTTTTTCGTCATACATATCATTACATAATTGATCTACGTTATCTTTTGATACTCTATTCGTCAAACAAGAAACGATACCAGCGTCATTGTTTTGTTCAATAATTTTATGCCAAATATCTCCCCAGTTAGTATGTAATTGCATAATATCTCCATCAACAAATGTTATCCAATCATCATTACTTGGAACCAAATTACAATAATGATTATATGCTTCGCCAAGATTACCTTTAATAAATGGAGTAAAATAATAGATCATAATTAATATTTTTTTAATAGAAGATAATTCATAGCATTAACAATTCCTTGTAAATTATCTCCAAGTTTACCTATACCAGTATTACACCTGTCACAGATCCATCCTCTAAAAGAATCGTCAGAATGATCGTGATCCAAGCACCATTTTAATGGGACTTTTTTACAGCACTCACATAATTCTGGACGAGGCGGGGCTTTTTTGTGAAGTTTTCCACGAACTTTAGTTTGTTTCTTAACACAACTTCTACATCTACTGTCTAGATTATCTTTATACATACTATGCTTGGGGAAACTTTTACAGTTTTTCCTTTTGCCACAGTATGAACAAATTTTTCTCATAATATAATTGGACTAGAGGGGAGTCGAACCCCTGTCCAGAATAAACATCAACATAAACTTCTACATCGTTAGTCTATTGTAATTCGGACACTAGACAAACCTAGAAGAAATTATCTTCATCAGATCGGTTACGATCATTGTCTATATTTTCGGGTTAGACTTCCTTATCAGATTTATCTGAGTCAACATGATTGGGTAATAAGGCCCATATAGCCCCACTCGTACCTAATTAATTAGGCAGCGAGAGCGAGATTTACTTCGCCAATTAACATTTTTTGAATAACTTTTATACTGGCCTGTTATTCAACCAGTCGATGCCGTCTATATCTATTTTACCTGTCGATACCTTTACTAGCCCTTAGTTTTCCAGTTCAATCAATCTATCGTGTAGATTACTGACCATTTTTGTATGTATCATATCGTTGATCTTATTAACTTCTTTAACAGCCTCCAAAGATTCTGAATGAATAACATTCATTGTTAGTGAAGCAAATAAAACTGATAATAGACATATAAACAGAAGTCTGTATTTCATGATAATCTTTCTTTTAGGTGGGTTAGTTACTTAACTAATGTAAAGGAAGGTCACTATGTTTTACACCATTCCGTTTTTAATCATATTCAGATAGTGTTCTTTGCTTATCCAAATATCATCATTTTGATACCTTTTTGACAATAATGAACGAATCTTTTTTCTTCCAACATAACATGGTTGAAACCTTAGAGACTGTCCACTAAAATAGCATTTTCTATTAATTAGAGAATATTTTAATGTCCATTGTCTATCATATGTAATTTCAGAAATCATTTTGTATTGGTTCTCTAGTTTTAGTATCATATTTAGTACCTGAAGTATATGTTTGTATTGATAGTCTTTTAACTTCTTCCATCAATTTCTTTAGTTCGTCATCATCAACTGGTGAAGTTATACTATTAACTATATGATGTAGTTGATTGATTTTTTCAACAAATATGAAATTAAAACCAACTGATAAAACTAATAGACCGACTAAAAGTGTAACTATTGGCATACAACATAATGAACGATGTGTCATAAACTTTCCTTACTTATTATAATGAATTCTACCCTATTCAAATAATAGGTGATTTATTCTTTATAGCAAGTCATAAAATAAAAATAGGGCGAGTAGGAGTCGAACCTACCTATGAACACCTTATAAGAGTGTCGGATGCAACCGGCTTACCTTCCGCCCCAAATTGTTAAAGATCAACAGTTCCTAGTCTATGATACCTCACGTTGTCTGGAAGTCAAGCAAAATCTTAGTCCTGAGCATACAATATATATTGTGACAATATTGTAGAAAATAATTCTATTTTTCTTTTTTGTTGTTGTTTCCTATTATTTAGTTCCAATAAATATTCTTCTAGATCCTTTGTTTTTGTAATATCCTTATATTCATTAGATACTACTTTAAGTAGCAATTTATAGCACAGATTAATTTTTTGCTTGTTTTTTTTGTTTTTTGTATTTTTTGCTGATGTTTTTAGTATTTTTAGCAGACTATCTATAACATAGGATTTTGATCCGCGTCTATTAAACATAATTAACGAATATCATATCTTTCTTTAAGATCCTTTATTTCTGCCTCATATTTTTTAATATTCTGATACATCTCATTACAACTCACACAAAAATCAGATGAGATATATGCTTTGCAATCATGAATCTTATCTTCTATATCACGAATCTTTCTTCTTATTTCTTCGTTTGATGGATTGGTCATTTGGTTTTCTCTTTTTCTTATTTGTTTTTGTAATTTCTGGATTTGCCCAAAAAACCATCTCGTTGGTTATTTCGTCCCAGGCACATTCTACCAATCCTTTAGCAGCGAGTTTTGCCAATCCAACATTATGAATCCATGTTACAGTACGTTCGTAGATTTGTTCATTAGCATCTTCATTGAGCAAAGGACGATCTTTATTATCGAACCCAACACATTCGGTCATGACAAGATTAATCATTTGTCCGATACTAATAAAATCATCAAGATTTTCCTCGTAAGACTGTGATAGACTTTTAGCAGCAGCCTCACGCATTTCTGTTACATATCCCTCAAGATCAGTAATAGCATAAACTTCGCTCATGTTCATACTCTCCAAAAGTAATTTATTAGATATACTTACTTACACCTTTATCTAAATCATCTATTATCTTATCTACCAATTTATTCAAAGTATAGTCCATTGAATATTGTCCTCTTGGTAGCCATTTAATATCATCTCTTAGGCCAGTTTTAATTTGCGGTATCCAGTGCTGATAGGCTAAATTATATTCTTTTGGAAAATATATCTTTAAGATAGTTTCAATCTTATTAAGATGATCTTCTATATGATCTCTATGAGAATATAGATTTTGTAGTGCTTCTTTTTGTTGAGGATTTAAACTCATACGGACTGCTCTTTCTGCTTCAATTTGATCAACTTATGCTTGGTTTTCCAAACACCAGTTTCCTTATTCTGAATATCTCCACCCATATAGATATGAGCAAATCCGGTACTCTTGTCAATACCCCAAGCAAGAATACCATTCTTATCTACAGATTCAACCACAAACTTACCCCTATAACCCATAGGGATAAATTCGCCCTTACTAACGAAATATGGGCCTCCACCAACCTTGATTCTGTCTCCCTTTACCAGTTCACGCCAATTGATATTCTGGATAATCTTTGTATTTTTATGTTCCTTACTCTTTGCCTTAAAGACAAAAGGAGTATTACACTTCTTACACATATAAGCACGGGGGCCAGTAGTTTGACCACAATTCTCACAAGTCTTTTGTCCCTTACCCATTTTATTTGTCTCCAGTGCGTTGTTTAAGCCTTATGCTCCAAGTATAACAGGATTATCGGCACTGTCAAGCCGTCACCTTTAAGATTTTCTGCAACCGTCACAAAAAGTGCTAATCCAGCCATTTTCATTTGGGCTTCCTCTGTCTCCACAAACTTCACAAATCTTATAACTCATAGCCCCTGCCATAGAAACTAATCCTTCAACATAATCATCCCCGCCACTAAAGTATATTCTAAGACCGCCAAATTTTTCTTTGATTTGATCGAACTTTACAGGAATATAATCGTTTTTGTATTCTGGTTCAGTTTTTTGTTTATACTCTGTCTGCCAAACAATATTATTTTCGTGATTCTTAATCATAAAACAAAGAGGAGAAATAATATCAAACCAACCATTTCCACATTCTATTCCCCATGCCATGCAACTAGACATAATATTCTTATCTTTATTAGAAAAGAGTTCTGGATATTTATCAAATAGTTGTTGTTGTAATTCCTGATCCATTTGGACTATCCTTTATTTCAAGTTTGCCCGGACTATAGTGACAAAAATAACTAGCATGAATCTTACGCTTAGTTAGATTATCTACTTCATCAAGAGTTTCAGTATACACATTAATACGATAACGATTTTCCCAAATATTAATAATCTTAGTCATAAGATGATGCTTAGGCTTATTGACTTGCTTAAATAAAAGGCTTTCGATTTCTAATTCCATTTAAACAGTCTCCATATTTGTGTTAGAAGTATCAATACTCAAAGAAATTTTATTATCCGGCATTTGAATAAAATCAGTAGGATAATATTCTAGAGTTTCAAAATCAAATACTTGCACATTTTCTTGCCAAGGAAAACTGCCGGGATTATTAATATCGTTTGCTCTTTCATAAAGAAAGTTATACAGTTGTAACCAAGTCATGTTATTCATCGACATCTCCTATTGGCACGATTAAGTTTACGAATAGTTTGTGTGGCATTTGCTGGAACCATAACAAGAGATGGAGCAGTTTTATGTGACCAGTCTAAAAAGCCCACAGCCTTTTGTTCTACACTACATTCTTTACAAACAAGTTTACGTCCAGTCTCTACCAGAAATTCGTAGCGATCAAATTCAATATCATTTTTGCAGTAAGTGCAGTTCATGGTTTTCTCCTTTAAGTGGATTATACCATAACCATCGGCATTGTCAACTGGTTGCCTTCAATCAAATTTCCAAAGTTGTCAATAAAATTTCCATCGTCGGTACTATAATAAATTGTATTTAACCCAACAGCACTTAAAAGTTTATTACAATTCTTACAAGGTTTACTTCCTAAAATAAGTCCCTTTCTATTAATACGCATAACAACAATAGACCAATTAGGGTCAATGGTATTATACTTATCCATAAGTTTAGAAATAAGACGAGATTCACTATGGTAATATGGATATTCCTTATATTTTTCCAGATTAAAATCTTCGCCAATCCTATAAGCACCAGTATGAGTCTTGATCGGGTTGTTTTGGGTGAAACAAATTAGTTTAGTCCCATCAAATGCGGCAGCATAATGATAGCATCTAATTAGTCTTGTCGGATTCCAATTGTTGTATGCTTTGCGAATTGTTTTGTTGATTATTTTCATCTTTTTTCAATTTTTTAATATAGACATCATCAGTCATCTCATCTATATATTTAGTATCTAATGATGGTAATGGAATAAGATTAACTTTTTTAGGTTGTGGTGAATCAGTTAGTTTTATTTTTGTTGGCTCTTTCATAAATAACCTCTTATTTTGATGCTAACATATATAGACCAATATTGGCGGAAGCATATCCAAGATATGTGATTAGCATACCAATGTTGCCTTTCATACCCTGCTCAACTGCCACATAAACATAAATAACGCCAGTTAATGCTATAAGCCAAGCACTCATGTTAAAACTCCTTTGGTAATTTCTATATGGTTTTGTATAGCCAAGTCTTTTGCTTTCAGTTCCATATCAACGTCAAATTCTAGTCCGTAAGTATCAAAAGCATTTTCTGAATAATCAGCATGAGCCCTTGGATTATTTCCAACTCTACTCTCACTATAATGAAATAATGGACGAGTTTGCCAAGTGTCAAAACACATATTAATAGCCTCGCACTCTGTCAAATTATTAGGATGACACTTATGATGTAGATAGTCGAAAGTAATTGGAATACGAGTAATTGGGTGAAAAATATCGACCAATTCTTTCACGCTCCAACAATTAAGTTTGTCATCATTTTCAATAGTGAGTCGTGTCTGACAATTTTCATCCAGACGCTTAAAGTTCTCATAAAAACGATGACTAATTTCTTCTCTAGTTCCGTTATTGTTATGAACATGAAGATTCATGGGAGAATTAGTGTCTGCTGGAAGTCCAATTCTATCAAAAAAACTACTATAGAAATTCAATTCTGTAATAGTCTTTTCAACAACTCTAGGAGTTAAACTAGACAAACTGTTAAACTCACTAGGATGACAACTAACGCGAACATTCTTGTTAAGAATAGTTAATGCAATATTATCGAACTCATCTTGAATTTCATCATGGTTTGGCAAATCTTCCAAACTTACATTAGCCTCATCATAAGTGATAAGCGGGAAAATATCACTACTAACACGATAAACATAGTTATTTTGTCCGCAAAACTCAATAGTTTTACGAGTAGTAACAAGATTATTAAGAATCCTATCTCCAAGGATTGTTATGGCTTCTTCTCGCGGGAGAGAATTAAAGCGTTTAAAAGTCATAGTCTGATGACCAAAACCTTGATTTTTAAGTTTGAGCGAAATACAACACAGTCCGTAACGCATAATTTCCTCGTTTCTGACCAGTATACCATACTATCGTCACAGGTCAAGACAAACATAAGCCTTTCTCTCTGGAATCCTTTGATTCTTTTACTGGATGATGTATCAAATCGTCGGCTATTTCCTCTATGGTAATAATAGGATTATAATTTAAATTACCTATATATTTTTTAAGTATTTCATGTTCAATATAATTAATATAGGTTAAATTATATTCCAAACATAAAGATGCTATTAATATTTCATGAAAGTTAAATTTACCATTATTTTTTTTATACTGTATAATTTTTTCCACTAAAACTTTTGAAAGCCTACATAATGGATTAAAAGATTGACTAGGATATTTTAGATTTTTTACATAATTTTCAAACCAATGTTTCCAAATTGGATAATGTGATTTCGGTCGTACACATTTAGTAATTAAGTCTTCTTTATACTCAGAAGTCTCATTGATAAAATCAATTATAGATTTATAATCTTTACTATAAACATCATCTTCAATAAAAAAGAAATAATCGTATATATCATGTAATTCATTATCATATATAGTATAAAATGCTTTATCCCAAGCACTAGGTTTTTTGATATATTCTGATCTTGTAAGATTATAAAATCCAATATTTAACAAAAAATCATCTTGATCCAAGGTGCATAAATCACAAATTATTCTAAATTCTATTTTTTGTTGTATTAAAATATTTTCAAAATTAATAATATTTTGATTTTTTTCTTTACAAAGTAATAATATTAGAGATTTATTCATTTAGTAACTTTTTATATGGATGATATAATTTATCATCATGAATAATTTGTATGTCAGATAGTTCTGGTATAATCCTATTAATATCAATATATTTTTTAAGATCCTGATTATCTTCATAATCCATAAAAGAATAATTATTCTCTATACATAAAGATATAAATAAAATTTCATGAAAATTAAATTTTTGATATATTTTTTGATAGGATATTATTTTTTTTATTAGTCTAGAAGAAACTCTACAAATAGTATTGAATGATTTATATGGATTATCAAAATTATTCCAATTATTGGTATCCTTCCACCAAATCCAATCTTCTTCTTGATATTTTGGTCTTATTTTTTTAGCTATAAAATCATAGTTATGTTTATTCCAAATAGATATAAGATTTACAAAAGTATTATTCTGTTTTGAAAAAACATCATCCTCTATAAAAAAGAAATAATCATATATATGATATAATTTATGAGAGGATATGTTGTATATGCTGTATTCCCATGAACTTGGTCTATCTTCACAAACTTTCGTTAGACCACAATAAGTTGCTTCATCGGGTATATTATATCTATTTTTATCATCTACTATAATAGATGAATCATATCCGTATTGTTGTAAAAAAAGAGATAAATTATTAGTATATGAGTTCTCAGATTTACATAAAAAAGAAACTAACGTATTATTCATTTATTTCTTCTGTGCTATAAATTTTAACTAAAGAATATTCTATACTAGGAAAATGAATTTTAAAATGATTTAATGCTTCATCAGAAGATGAGGCATCATGGATTTCATTTATTAAGAGATTTTGTTTTGAAGGATCATTGTTCTTATAAACTTGTGCAGTAATATTAAAGTGTTTCATTGCATTGTCCAATCTTATTAAGAAATGATTTGATGTCTATTAATTTACGATATTGTATTTCATACCTACTTTGATCATATGTAAAATTATTATTGGTCGTTCCAGCCTTTACCAAAGTCGAAAGATCGAAAAAGTCTTTTTTTGAAATAGCCCCACATATCCATGCGATGCTAAAATCATTTTTTATTCTACTGAAAACATAATAATCTACATCTCTTGCTTTTTGTTCTTCATAAAGTGTTCCAACATAATTATCTAATGGTTTAGTATTACATCCTTGTGCTTTTGAATCAATTGTTATTGAATCAATTATGAAATCTACATTATCATTATCGCTATAATTTAGTTGAGGAAAATACGATCTAATACTTGCTTCTGCTAGATAACCTGTCATTCTTTGACGGTCTTTATTTAATCTATGAGTGCCAGTATTTCCATACTTTTTTTTATAAGACAGATTACGTTGTTCTGCTTCTTGATAAATTTCTGGAGTTATATTAATTGTTAAGACGCCCATCCCAATGCCTCTCCAATAGTAGGAAATTGTGTGAATTCTTGAAAATTGGTGTATCCATAAATAAGGAGTTAAAAATGTCTAAAAAAGTATGTCGTTTATGTAAAAAGAAAAAGCTATTTACCTCTTTTTATAAGAAAAAAGGTGGGGCATTTGGGCTGGATGCAAGATGTAAAAGTTGTGTTGCTCTATATCATAGGCAGCATTTTCAAAAAAACAAGTCGGAGATTTTATCAAAAAGAAAAGACTATATGATAGAATATAGGGACTCAAACAAAGATAAAATTTCGAAATATAATCAAAAATATTATGAAAAAAATAAAAAGCAAATCTTAACATATAAAAGTTCTAAAGTTTATCGAAAACACTCAAGAGAATACGAAAAGAACAAAAGACAAAATGATATATTGTATAGGATAACAGGCAGTCTCAGAAGCAGACTAAACCAAGCGATAAAAAACAATAAAAAACATGGAACTACAAAGGAGTTGATTGGATGCAGCATTGAATTTTTGAAAGAATATTTATCTAAATTATTTCAACAAGGTATGAATTGGGAAAACTATGGTAAAAATGGTTGGCATATAGATCATATAATTCCTTGTGCTAGTTTTGATTTAACCGATCCAAAACAACAAAAGAATTGTTTTCATTATACTAATTTACAACCATTGTGGGCTGCTGATAATATCCGAAAATCTAATAAAATCTTATAAATCAAATGCTTCTATTGTATATTCAAATGGATTGCCTTCAATATTCTTTACTAAATCTAACATAGTTTGTGCAATTTCCTTAATTTCTAGTTGGGCATTAGACTTATTTCGCAAAGACTGAAAATGATAAAAACTACGCCAATTAAACATAACATCGGCAGTAATTTGGGTATTATAGGATCTAAAAAATCTAGCAGATTCTTTTGCTCTTTTTCTATCTATTCCATAAACCTCAGTTAAACTTTGAACACACTCATGATATAGTCTTAGCCCGCTTTCTGTATAATGTTCTAGTTGTTGTTTCCAAATTTCGGGCCAGTCTTGTGGAATAAGATATTGATCTTCTTTAATTTCTTTATATCTAGCACTTTCTCCGTTGACACTTACTCCAATACGATGTTTAATAATATGTATATGGGAAGCAATATCTGTAGTAACCAAAAAATGTAAATTAGATTTTTCAAATGGAGTATGATGACCCTCTGTTGCTAACATTTTCAAAAGTTTAGGCATTCTAGCAATTTTATCTTCTGATAAGTCTCTTGATGTACTAGTCCAAGCAGAACAAGCATGAATCTGATCGCTGCCATAATAACCTAATAGTTCAACCATATTTTTCATTATATCTGATCCTCTGTGTATAAGATTTCAAATTCTTCTAGTGGACAAAGTTCTTCATCCCAAAACCCGTTTTTTAATCCTCTTGCCAAGATATGTCCTGCTGGTTTCCAATGAGTATTAAAATCATCTAATAAAAGTCTTTTATTGCTTTTGCCCCAATCACAAATAGTAGCATCAAAAACTTCTGTTCCAGAATCAAACCACTCACCAGATTTAGATATTAATTTAAGATACATCGTTTGTTTTCCATACCTTTACTATTTTTTTCCATACTGGCTTAAAAAAATAAGCAGTAATTACACTAGATATTCCTCCAATAACACCATTTATAACAGGAGTTGTGACAACAACTGGTACTAGGCATTGGTTTTCAACCTCATTATTCTGCTGTTGAGAATTTTGCATCTTCTTGCTTTTCTGCATATGTTATTTGATGGTCTACAAATTTATTATCTGTAATATGATTAAATATCGCAGTAGCAACTTTACTAACACTTAAAGCGACTCCTGTTACTGTATGGTCGTCATTTTTACACCAATAATAACTAGCCCCATTGATACTATCATCTTTTTCTTTAATAATAGAGTAACCCCAAGTTTTTGCCCAACTTTTTACTTCCGTAATCTTAAACATATTATTTTTGTAGCCATTCTTTTGCGTTGTATTCTTTGCGATATTGCCATCCAGCAGCAAAACCTTCCATATATAGTTTCTTCATAACATTAATTGACTGTTTATGTTGATTAATAAATGATAAATTTTTAGTTACCCATTCGTGATAACTTTTTTCTTCGTCACTAAAATCCTCATTTTCAATCATTGTAGTTTCCTATATTTTTTATATATCTTATTAAGGTCTAAAATAATGTGTGGATCAGTGTTACTGATAATGGTTTGGTCATCGTTGTCTGTAATATAAGCCTGTATTTCATCATTTATAACCTCTTCACTATATCCCTTATCAAGAATATATTTTCTGGTTTTGGCTAATCCTCTTTTATTTTTTTTAATATAAGAATCAATTTCATTTCTATATTTTTCATTAGAATCATATAAAGCATGAGATAGTTCGTGTCTTAAAGTAGCATCATTTTGAGCGCCCATAATATAAAAATGATCATGTCTATACTTAAATAGATCAAGCAACGCTATTTCTTCGTTCGTTAATGGATCAAACAACCCCTGTTTGAAAGGAAGTAATATTTTACTTGGAAAATTAAATCCTGTCCAATCATGATGATAAGTATCAGCACCATATTTAACAGAATACCACTGTCTAACCATTCCTAATGTGAATATTTTACCTCTAAAGTCTGGATTGGGACTTTCATAGTATTCTTGAAAACGAATAAAAGTTCGCCCCAATTCTTCTTGAGAATCAGCACTTATCCAGACGCTATTATATGGTTGACTTTTTATTTTAAGCATTTTCGTACGATGGATCCTTATCGGGATTCATATATCCATCATAAGCCTGCTCTAAATACTCAACAACCTTTAGTTTCCACAAAGGAATAATATTCTCATTATGTATAGAATCATCAAGCACTTCAATCAAACACTGAAGTGTTCTATCAAATCCTATTTCGTTGATAAATTGTTTTAATTGGTCATTATTTTTCATGTTAAAATCTTATCTGATTCGCTCAACGGTGGGTCTTGTTTAATCTGACCCGAACTGTAGTCCATGTATTTAAAGTTTGCCCTGCAAAGATCAACAGCGTCGTATATTGCTTGATTAAGAGGTATATGACCCTTGATAGCACGTTCCAAATTTGTTCTAATAGTAGCCACAACTTTTGTTAGAGCAGAATTTCTTTCTTCCATACTTTTGATCACATTATCTTTTTCGACCAAACTACTTTGAATCGTCCAAATCGCCTCAATAGTATTCATATTTTTTCTCCAATGGTTCGCTTTAGTATACCATATCGACAACTCGTTGTCAAGGTTTTAGTAAATTTGGGTTTAAGATTATTTTTCAATTAAATAAGTATGTTGTATCATTTTTAAAAAATTATCAATACCTATATATTTTTGAACATTTCCATATATATCCGTCCATAAATGAATGATATTATAGTTTTTCATATCCTGTGCTGTAGAATTCATTGTTTCTGATGTAAAAACAAATTCTGGTTTAAGCATATTATTATCAAATAATATCAATGATACCATTAAAAATTGTTCTAAAAATACACTTTTATACCACGAATCAATCTTATCATAATATTTGATTTTTTTAAGTTCATTGTCTATTTTTTTTTCATGGTTTATGAAAAAATTTAATACAGAATTACTAGCTTTGTTGATTGATTGAAAATTTTGACCACCGAATAAACCTAAATTATAACTCATGAATTCTGATTTATTTATATCAGGGAAAAATGTAGATAAAAAACTAGCATGTTCATAAAATAGTTTTTGTTCTACCCATTTTTCTGGATGAAAAGCAAAAAAATTAGCATTTTTAATATTGTCAGATATGTCTTTGATCAAAAATAAATCAAGATCACAATGTATAAATGGTTCTCTAATGCTTCTAATAGATATTAGTTTCGCAATAGACCAAAAATCATTAGGGAAAAGTTTTAAATACTCTTCATCTAATAAGATAATCTCTTTATATCCGATATGTCTAAATAAGTCAATATATTTTGATGATGTATATAGTATTGTTTCATATCCATGTTTATTTAATAATGGACATGAAATTTCAGCAAACTTTATAGCATTATCTGGTATATTTTTTTGGAAATTGTTTAGTCTATCAAAATCAAAAAAATGGTAACTTTGTATTGCTAGCATTAGATATTATTTTCTATTAGTTTATCTAAAATATATATCAATATACTTAATAAAAACTTTTCTTTGTTATTTACATATTCTTCAAAACAATTTTGTAAATATTTTTTACCTTCAATTTTCATTTTTATAATTTCTTCTTCATTATTCTTATCTAAAATATAATTGTATATATTATCTATATTATTTAATGATGAACTAAAATAAAAATTAGGTAAAGTTTTTGTATCAAAAAATTGAGTATAAGAAGTATCTGGTTCCAAATAAACAACAGCAGAGTTTGATAAGATTTGCCAATATAATCGACTATAGCAAAGAGTATTTCCATCGATATTTGTTAATATCTTATATTGTAATTGATTTTGTATATTACAATAATTATTATCTATAACAGATTCTATTCTTGGAAATACAGACTTCCATTCAGATAAAGAGCCTTGAGTAATTTCAGTAATCTTAGCAAAATGATTTTGTTTTCCTTCCATCTTTAGACAATATCTAACTCTTTTATTGTTTATCATACTTCCTGTTGAACTACCAGCAAAACACGATCCATCAATTTTTTTATTAAAATCGATATCATTATTTGAGACATTAATAATTTGTGTTCTCATTGTTCCTATAAAAAAATCAATATTAGGAATCAAAATGTTACTAAGATTTGATTTTTTAGTAAAACATATTATAGGTATATTTTTATTGTTTGATTTTTCATCAGAGTCTCCTAAGCCCAAAATAAAACTAATTGGCCTATTGGGTTTTCTAAAATTAAAATATGGTTCAATATATGGAACAATTATATTAAGTCTTATTTTAATAACATAACTAGCCTCTTTATGAAGAAAGAAATTTAATTTTTCTCCATCATAATAAACAAAAACATGTTCTGGATTATTAAATTCATAATCAGAGACTTGGCAGCCCAAATTAAAATTTTTATAGTTTTGATTATCTAATATGTCTAAAATAATTGTATTGTCAATCATTATTATTCTCTTTCCATATTATATTATTTGGTCCTTTATCTTTATCTAGAATATATTTTCTCTCTTCTCTAAGAGCAGCAATTTCTTTTTTAAAAGACTCAACAGTATTTTTTAAGTTCTCATTATCCTTTATCAGAGAATTAATATAATCGTCTATGTCCATTCTTTTTCTAACTTATCTAGTGTTAACTTAACCATACCATCATCATAAAAACAATCTTCTTTGCTTGCTACTAATTCTTTGTATTTTTCAGGCCAGACACTATATAGAGTATTCATAATAGTTTGACCATATCTTAACTCAAAAGAGTAATGATTATAAGTATCGTCAGCAAGTTGTAGAAAATCTTTAAATGAAATTTTATTCGACATCATACCACTCTGGAAAATCTAATAAATACAAATCAGCAAAAGGAGCATTTACTCCGTCATTAATACTAGAGCCTAAAATTGGGGCGGCAACTTCATTGTTATCGTTCATTAGATGAAAACCTGTTATTATTCATTCGATCTAGTCTATCAACCCTATCTTGTAGATTGCTAAATTGTTTCTCAGTTACCATCTCAATTTTAATAAGAGTTTCCAGTGTATCTTGTGTGATCTTTATTGTTTTGTCCTGAACATAATTTCCTGCAAAGATTAATCCTATGGAGAAATACGCTATACAGATTAGAATAAAGTTAATGGTTTCATTTTTCATTTAAGTCCACCGTTATTTCTGCTCCGTCAAACTCTGTTCTATAATTACAATCTTGAGGATATTGTGATGGAAATGCTACTTTCTTTAATTTAAATTCAACATCAAAGATACCACTCAGCCCCTGATTATGATAAAGATACTTTATAATAGCATCCTTAACATCTTCATCGCTCATAGTAATATGAGTCTTATTATTAATTTTCATTTACAAAATCCTTTAGTTTTTTAATAGCACTGTCGATAGTTTTAACAACCGCCCCACTTAATGCGTAGTCCTTTTTATAGGATGCTAGAGCATCGAGTATCTTCCATGCTTCATTTTTATTTATATCAATACTCATACGAATAATCTGCCCTTTAATAGTTCTGCAATAGTTTTATTAATATTAATTCCGTTTACAACCATCTCTTTGTCAGAATCATATTCATCAATTTCCATATATTTCATAGCGTTATTGAAACACCAAAAGATAGCAAACTTTTGTTCAGTTGTTAAACTCGTCATTAGTTATACTCTGGTGGATCCCAATATTTTTTTGGTTCAGCGTTTTGTGGATGATAATACCTTTGTGTATGCAAACTTTCTACTTTACCTATTAGTTCCTTCACTCTTTGTTCAAGATGAACTAATGACTCTAATACCACATCAATCTTTTGCTTGACGGGCTTTTTCTTTTTAGAAACTTTCTTCTTCATTATTTAATCCTTTTAAAAGTTTACGACTTTCATTCATATATTCATCATGATCTCTTACTGTCCATCCCATCATCATAAAGTCAAGTTTAATTTCATCAGTAACAAAACCTTCTCCAACATCTCCTTCTTCACCACCAATTCCAGAACAATAAAAGTCTAAATATGATTCTCCGCGACCTCTAATATCAGCAACTATTCCACCACTCATTCTCCATGAGCAA